CCCAAACCGGTTGTATCAGGTGAGGGTTGGTTGGCTTGATAGTTAGCCAGCGAAGTGGTATCTGTCGGCGTATAAAAGCCCGACATGCACGTTGAAGTGGGTGCTGTAGCATTATTGATGGCACTACCAATTTGATTGGTTACTGCACCAACACCTGCCCCAATTAAACTGTTTGTCAGAGCGCCAGTAATGTTTGGTGTTTGTCCAGTAACCAAACCACTTGCAATAGAACCCGCAAGGTTGCCCGCAGTTTTTCCTACTGCGCTACAACAAATCGCATTGTTCACGGCCGTAGAAACGCCAGCACCAGCACCACCAGCCAATGCCCCTTGCACCACGCAACCATTGTTTAGCGCGGCGCCTGTTGCACCTCTTGCTGCACCAGATGCGGCACTTGCCAAAGACTTACAAGCACCAAGGCAAGTTGCGAAACCGCCCGCAGCGCCACCCACGCCGCCAGTCAATGCACCGCCTACAAGGCCAGCGCCGATGCACTTTCCTTGTAATGCACTTGTTAAACCGCCACTTGTTCCGCCAGAAATTGCACCAGAGAGAGCGGCATCACCAACTGCCGAGCCTGTAGATCCAATCGCACCAGCAATTGCACAAGTAAGACCAAGTCCAGCGCCGCCGGTCAATAGGCCAATTGCAATAGAGTCAACAATTGGGTTAGAAAGAACTTTTCCAATGCCTTTAAATATTCCGCCGAAAGAGCAACCGCCATTTCCCACATAGGTCTTGTCTGTGATGTTGCCGGTTTCAGGATCGACGGTGTAGGCGTAACCACACTTGAGTCCGCTTGTGATACGCCCTTGCGTGTCGTAAATCATGCCATTTTGGCAACCCCCATAGCTCAGGAAGTTGTCGTTGTAGTCGTACTGCTTCTGCAGGTTCGGGATCGTCTCAGCGTACGACCCGATGTTGTTCATCTGACAGCAAGTCAGGTTCTGCCAACCAAGCGTAGACAGATTGCCGTATTGTGAAGTGGGGGCTGGAGCAGGGGCTGGAGCAGGGGCTGGCGCGGGGGCGGGCGTCACCGCAGGCAAAGCACCAGCCGATATGTTATCAACACTGCCGGTTACTGCGGGATTTGAAAGTGGGGAAGAATAAGCATTGCTGTCGAAAACGCAGCAATATGCTCTGTTAACTGTAGTTCCGCGCATATTTACCCCGTGATACTCATAATTCCGCACATAGCTTCTGCCCAACCACGCCAGTCACTGAACTGACGTGCATCAGGGATGCCCGACTGCGTGAAGTAACCGATACCGTTTAACCCGTCGACCCAGTCCATCCAATGCTCTTCGTCGACATGGCCAAGCTGATTCGGAGCAAACAACTCCTCCATCAGTTTGCAGTAGGTGTCCCAAGTCATTCCGCGGGGATCGTATGTGACCAATTTATTCCCCTTTAAGGATTGCCGGTGCCGCGCACGTCGCCGGTGTCGACACTGAGGATGATCTTGCCCATTTGGTAATTCCCATTAAACGTGTTCGACTCAAAACGCAAACGCATTTCACGACGCTGTTCACGCATGTCAATTTTCAGGGTGGTGGGATCGAAATTGTATGGCAGAGAGGGCTGATCCGTTTCATCGGCATAACCCTTGCCTGTAACAATCACATCCATTTGTCCATTTTGAACAAAGTCAGGCTCAATACGCTCTAAGCGAGTCCAGTTGTTTGCGCCGGGTTGTTTAGTCGATCCAACCAACCCAGCCAAACCACCAAGGCTTGGTGTCTCAAACATCGAATAGATCGCATCGACGTTCGTCAAATAAACCTGATCTGTGCCGGTTTCGTGTTGCCACACTGTATAGCCATTGGCATACAAAGTTGTGGCTCCTACGGCCGTTCCTGTGGGGTTGTTGACGGTGTATGTGCCAGTCCCACCGGTTCCAGTTCCTTGAGCGGTGATGACCATCTGGTCTAGGACGCCAAGACCTTGCAGAATCTGACCCACAAAGATGGTTCCATAGTTCATGGCCGTGACGGTCAACGTTGTACCGCTCACCGAGCCTTGGAACGAAACAATCGGAGTGGCGTCCGTGCCGCCCCAAATTGGTTTGGGGAACACTTCAGTAAAGATACCAGCCGAGCGACGGGCGCCGGGGGCAGATCCTGCGTCATACCATGTCTTCTCACGCACGTTATAGATCACCGCATCGGTGCATTCTGTGGCGTCACCGCGGGGATAGAACCACCAAATTTCACCCCAGCGAGGAACTTTCGTGCACCAGATTTTTTGGCGCTGGCTGAAGTTGACGTTGTCAAAAAACCAGTTGAAGTTTTGCGTGTTTGGTATTTCTTGAACAGTACCGTTGTACATCAAGAACCGGTCAACGCCGCACCAGTAATAGATGCCGTCATACTCAATGACAGAACTGGACGACATGATCGAACTTTGCTGGGTCAATAAGTCATAGCGCCAGTAGAGCGTAGACGTTCCCACGTTTTGGGGCGCATAGGACACACGGATAACCGAATCCAGCGACCAAAACAGGCCAGAGGGTGATGTAGTACCACCACGAACTGGAAGCCCCTTCACGATCTTCGTAGAGGCCACGTTGTTGGCATTAGCGTCAGCGCTTGTCCAGTTGGTGAAGTCACCGGCTGCGCAGTTTTGAATCAAACCGTTGTCACCATACACAAACAAATAGGGGTACAACATACACGCACCGCCAGACACGGAGATGTTGTTGTCGAATGTCAATGTCACCGTGCCGGATGCGGTAGCGGCGTTGTTCAAAGTTGCCGTCCAAACACCGGCCACGGTGGCAGCAGACACCACATAAGTGTTGGCAGGGATGCCGGTTCCTGTCACGGTTACCCCCGGCCCGATGCCAGCGATGGTGGTGGCAAACGTAACAGTCTTCAGCGTGTTTGTCGTTGTCCCTGCGGCCGTAAACACACCGACCGGCGCCAGAGTTGTACCAGTAAACGGCCCAAACAAAGGACGTGTTTTGACAGTGCTTGAGATAAAGTTCAGATTCTGTCCGGGGTGGGCGATCAACTGAAGAGCATTACCACCAGTTGAATCCCAGCCAATGTCAAACTGCCACAAGTTATTGGCGTTTGGGGTGAACGATGAACTCAGCGAGAACGGTGTTGGCCCAGTACCAATAGCAGTCACGTTGTTGGTGACCCATTGTTGAATGCCTGCGCTGTAGCCCGAGATGATGTAGTTGAGGCCGTTTGAGGCGCTCATGGTAAGACCACGAGAGATGCCCGAAGCGTTCAAGAAGGCGCCGGTGTAGCCGCCAATCTTTCTGGGCAAGCCACGCTGGAAACGCACCCACTCACCGTCGACATAGGACGGCGCAGCAAATTGAGTTCCATCCCGCTGTATACCCGGCGGGATTTGTAGGGCTATGACTTTAGATGTCAAAACGAACCCCCGCTGATGCCACTCAATACAGTCAATCCAGTTGAACTGAAGTAAGCCTGCTCAGAGCCGTTGATTGTGATACCCACTTGGTTTGAGTTGGGCAGATACAGACCAGTTGTCAGGTTACCCACAAAGTTTAGCGAGGGGTTCGTCGATGATCCCACGCTCAAGGTCAGCGAGGTGACGTTGTTGGACACAGTCGAAACAGCGTAGACGTTCGTGCCATCGCACACCATCGCAACGGTTGAGCCGTTGGGGATAGTTGTTGTTGCACCACCGCCAACGCTTGTCTTGAAAGTCAGCGTGTATGAACCAGTTGTGTTGTTGGTGATAACGTAAAACTGAACCGTGGAAGGAACAACCACGTTCGTGTTTTGACTCAGAACACCAGAGTATTCTTGCAGGGTGTACGAGGCTTGGCTTGATGTCAACGTAATCGTTGCGCCAGCGCCGGTCACTGAGATTTGTTCTTGCGTGAAGTTGAACAGGGTGCTCTGGCCATAACCCCAAGAACTGAAGCCAGTTGAACCGTCAGACACCAGAGCAAACGACTCACCGATCTGCAACTGAACGGAAGCGTTTGTAACGTCAATCGTATCGGTGCCAGAAGTTTGAACCGTCAAGATGCCGGTGCCGTTGTTCTTGATGATGGTGAACCAATTCATGCCCACCACAGAAGCCGCGGGCAACGTGATCGTGCCAGCACCACCGCGCCACACAGACAACTGTGATTGAGCGTTTGCGCTCAGGGTAGAACTGGAGTAGTAACTGGTGATGGGTGTGATGGTGTTCAGCGTTGCGCCCAGAGCCTCTAAGCCATATCCAGCCAACTGTGAGGCGTTGGCGGATGACGTACCAGCACCCAACTGAACCTCAGTCCATGTACCGTTGACAGTTGAGTTGTTTGTCAGCCAAATGTAGTACGCAATCCCGGAGGCCACGGACACGATGGTGTTGCCAGAAGTGTCAGCCACCGTGAATGAGTTTGAACCCACGTTGCGCACGATGATGGCTTGGCCGGTCGACACCTGAGTGGCTGGTGGCAACTCCAAGAGCAACGCAGAGGCCGTAATAGCCTCAGCCGTGCCGATTGTTTGCGAGATGCTGATGGTGTATGTGCCTGTGCCGCCAGAACCGCTTCCAAGGGCTGTAATGGTCGTCCCTGAAGCGATATTCGTTCCGGTGATCACTTGACCCACGGCAATCGTTCCAGAGGTCACAGAGGTCACAGTCAACGTCACGCCTGAGATTGTTCCGCGGAAAACCGCACCGCCGATGGTGGCAGTCACGTCAATGATGTTGGCCGAAACAACCGTGTTGTTACCGTTGATGGGCCACGACAAGGGCGTGTTAGCGCTGATCGTTAGCGACTCGTAAGAGACTTGACTCGGTGAAATTGTTTGGCCGGTAAACGGACTGATATATGTGGTCATGGTTTGCCTTAACTGTCAACAGCCACCGCAGAACGGTCGCCAACGCGGGATACGTCTTCGGTCTTGAGGGCGTTCAATGCTTCGGTAAACATCTGACTCCACAGAGCCAGTCGAGCATCGTTCTTCAAGAATGGGGCTGTTTGTTTCAATGTGCCAAACAGCATGGCATTGGGTGCATTCTGTGTGAGCCAGTTGGTTTGATTGTTTGAGTCCAGCGGCTGGAGTCGGGTGTAGCACAAAGCCTCAAAGCTGTATGCCGCATCAGGTGTAGGCGCCACGATCCAATGATCGTAATCGTAGTCGGCGTAATACAGCGGCAGGTCGGTTTCTGTGACGACCGGCCAGTAGTTGTTCAGATATTCCAGCTTACGCAAGAGCAAGGGCTGTTTGTTGCCGGAACTGTCAACCACTGTCATGGATACAGTCTTGCGCCAACGTGCGGGCTTTTGGATCACCGCATTGCCAGTCTGCATGGTCGAGTCAACGACCTCCAACTGTCCAAGGGTCTTGATCTCCTGAGCCACTTCAAATTCAGCCAAAGTAATGGCTGTGGGGATGAAGTTGACGACCGCTTGGTCTTTCCGCTCCAAGTACTGAAGGACGGTACTTGTCAAGGAATCGTAGGTCAGTACAAATGAGGGCGTGGTCATGCTTTATTTTCCCATTAGGCGGTCAGAACAGCAAGGGCTTGCTCTGCGTGTTTGCGGCGGTCTTCAAGGCCAATTGTCCCACCATTGATGAGCTTTGTGCACTTTATGAAGTCCCAAGCTTCCGCGGGAGCGTTCAACTTGTGCGTGTCCCAAAACCATCCAGCGGTTAGGGCTGCGTATTCTGGGGTTGCTACTAGCTCTGGGTGCATCACAAAGTCAACGCCAAGCGCTTGACCTGCATGGTAATACCCATCATGCCCAGTTAGCTGGACGCAACCCCTTCCGCGGAAGCGAAACCCATCGCCTGACGCCTCGTCTCGGTTTCCCATACGGCTGGCGTAAACCTTGTTGGCGATACGCTTCGGCTGACCTGCGTAAGCGTTAGCGATCTCTTGAGTTGGAAACCTTTTTTCCCACAAACGCATCAAGGTTGCCGCCTTGTAGTTGAGATTCTCTTCCAGCGTTTTGAAGTTGCCGCACTCATGCCCACATTGCCAAATGAACATGGCTTGTTGCTTGGGCGTGGCGATGTGGAACCGCTCAAAGGTCTTGTTCAAGCCATCAACCCACGCAGGGCTGATACCCAGCTTTTGAAGTTGATCACTGTTTAACATTGACCTTGTCCTTTACTGCTTGGTATTGGTCGATGCAGGCGTTGAGGCGGGTGATGGCGAGGTCGCCGTCTGCTGCGATGGTTGCAATATCTTTAAGAGCCTGTCGCTCAGATTCGGCTCCATCTTTTGTATCTCCTCCGGAAGATCCGGCATCTGAACTGGCTTGAACACCACAGGTGGAGGGGAAGCGCAACTCGCCAGAGTCAA